AGAAAGTGGAAGAAGGCCCTGGGTGGACAATATGGCTGTCTGTACATAGATGAAGTAAATACCGCAGACATAGATTTTGTCAGAGAAGCATCCATGAGATGTGATTATCTGATGGCAACACTAAACCCAGACGATCCGGGACTGCCGGTGTACAAAGAATATATCAACTGTGCACGTCCTCTTCCGGAATGGAAGGATGAGACACCACAGGAAATCATAGAGGAACTGAAAGAAGAGCCAAAGGACGGATGGATCCATTGGTTCTTTTCTTTTAAAGACAATGCAGGCCTTCCACCGGATAAACTGCAGATGATCCTGCAAAACACACCGAAGGGAACAAAGATCTGGAAAAATAAGATCCAGGGTCTCCGCGGAAAAGCGACAGGGTTGGTATTCTCCAACTTTGTCAGAAAGAAACATGTTGTTACTGCTGCATGGGTGAAGAAACAGATTGCAGATGGGAAGATCCGTTTCAGGAAGTTTACGGCCGGACTGGATACATCATATTCCTCAAAATCTCCGGATACCATTGCAATGATCTTCCAGGGCATTACGGATGACCGCAAGCTGATCACACTGGCTGAAATGGTGTATAGCAATGCTGATCTCAGTGTGCCGTTGGCACCATCTGACACAACGGTAAAGTTTATAGCTTTTCTGGATAGATGCAGATCGGAATGGGGATTTGCAAAAGAATCCTTTGTTGACTGCGCGGATGCGGCGACAATAACAGAACTTCGGAAGTATAAGCGCCTGCATGGGTGCCTTTACAATTTCATTGAATCCTATAAGAAGGTAACAATACTGGACCGTATCAATTTACAGCTGGGATGGATCCAGCAGGACTGCTATCTGGTAGTTGAGGATTGTACAAACCATATCTCGGAATTGGAGCGCTATTCATGGGACGAGGAAGAGGATGTTCCGGTACCGGAGGATAAGAACGACCATACGATCAATGCAAACCAGTACGGATGGATTCCATACCGGAATATGATTGGATTCGAGGAGGATAAACAGAGGTGAACCTGATGGAAAAGATAAATGAGAATATCAAAAGAGGTATACGGAGCTGGCTGAATGTTTCTCCGGCGAATCCCTATGTGTTCAATATCAATGAGATGATGGACTTCGAGGGGAATGCGATCCGAAACCGCATCTGGTATCGTGGTGACAGCAACGAACTGGAGCAGTTCTATGAGCAGAATGCGGAATATGCAGATAAATATAAATTCTGGTCCAGCAAGAGTACACCGGGGCTGGAAATGCGCAAGATCCACACAGGTGTTCCGGCGCTTACGGTGAGAACTCTGGCAGCAGTAGTCCTTCCAGATATGGGGGAATTTGAATTTTCCTCAGAGAACGAAAAGCAGAAACAGATATGGAAAGACATTGCAAAGCCTGAGAATAATAACTTTGCCGATAAGGTAGAGGATGCAATCAAAGAAGCGCTGTATATCGGAGACGGGGCTTTTAAAGTGTCCATTGATACAGAAGTCAGTGAGTATCCGATTTTAGAATGGTATGCCGGGGATCGTGTAGAAATCATACGGAAAAAGGACAAGGTCCGGGAAGTGATATTTAAGACACCATACAGCGGAGGAGGAAAGACATATGTGCTCAATGAGGTATATGGATATGGGTATGTAAAAAACGAACTGTATCTGGATAACAGACAGGTTCCGCTGACTACACTACAGATAACCAATTCACTGGAAGATGTGACCTTCGATAAAAGCGTTATGCTGGCGGTGCCTATGATGTTCTATAAGTCGGCAAAATATGAAGGACGTGGCGGAAGTATCTTTGACGAAAAGGTGGACAGCTATGATGCGCTGGATGAAGTATGGAGCCAGTGGATGGATGCGCTGAGAGCAGGAAGAGCCAAAACATATATTCCGGACTGTCTGGTTCCGAAGGATCCGGAAACAGGAGCTGCGATAACACCGAATCCGTTCGATAACAGATATTTTGCAGCAGAAGGAGACCAGCGCGAAGGGCAGAAAAACGTAATCAGTACAGACCAGCCGAGCATTCCTCATGACAGCTATCAGGCTTCCTACTGTACGGCACTGGACCTTTGCCTGCAGGGGATCATCAGTCCTTCTACACTGGGGATTGATGTAAAAAAACTGGATAATGCAGAAGCGCAGCGTGAAAAGGAAAAAACAACGCTGTACACAAGAAACATTATCGTGGAAACTCTTCAGACAGTATTGCCACAGGTAGTATCCATGTGTATCAACGCATATCACCTGATGAAGAATGAGGCAGTGGAAAGTGTAGAGGTAAATCTCCCATTTGGAGAATATGCCAATCCTTCATTTGAATCTCAGGTGGAAACAGTTGGTAAGGCAAAGCAGAGCGGAATCATGAGCATTGAGCGCTGTGTGGAGGAATTATATGGTGACAGTCTGGATGATAACTGCAAAAAAGAAGAAATTGCAAGGCTCAAGGCTGAGCAGGGGATTCAGAGCATTCCGGAGCCGGAGATCAGGACGGATGCAGGAGAATTCAGGATAAACGGATTTACTGGAGGCAGTGATGGAAGTAAAAGTAGCAAAAAAAACATACCGGATGAACCGGGAGGAGTACCAGGGGCTACTGAAGGTGGCCAGTGAGCAGGTCCCGAAAGGAATCTATGCAGTGGAAAAAGGTAATTATGCGGAACTCCGATGTGATCATTGTACCAGCGTCACGCAGATCAAGACATTGACCAGACAGTTTAAAAGCCAGGGATTCAAGGTATATGCAAACGGCAGGTGATTAGATGCCTAAGATAAATTCAGAATATGATATCGGAGCAGCATTCGAAGCTATTGAGAATGAACTCATTGCTTCCATGATCCGGAATATGCGAAGACATAAGATTGAGGAAATCGATGAAGATAAGCAGTGGTCCATGTGGCAGACAGAGCAGCTCCGGTCGTTGGAAAAGTACAGAAAAGAGAATCAGGAACGATTTGGTACAAAATTTAAAGACATTAATAACCGGATCGAAGCGCTGATCAGTACTGCCAGGGATGAAGGAGATATGGAGCAGGAGATAGCCATACTGGAGGCTATAAAGAAAGGTTTCCCAGCAAGAAGAGTAAGTCCGGGAGCATCGGCGGCATTCTTCCGGTTGAACCAGAGGAAGCTAGAGGCGCTGATCCGGGCGACCACATCAGACATGGAAAAGGCTGAGACAGCCGTCCTGCGCATGGCAAATGACCAATATCGTAAGATTATTTTTAATGCTCAGGTATATGCCAACAGTGGAGCAGGGACTTATGAGAAGGCGGTAGACATGGCTACAAAGGATTTCATTGCCGCAGGTCTTAACTGTGTGGAATATGCCAATGGATCCAGACACACATTGGCAGACTATGCGAACATGGCAATACGGACAGCCAGTAAGCGTGCATATCTGCAGGGGGAAGGGCAGAAAAGGCAGGAATGGGGGATATCCACGGTGATCATGAATAAGCGTGGAAATCCCTGCCCCAAGTGTTTACCGTTTGTTGGTAAGATACTGATCGATGATGTATGGAGCGGTGGAAGCGCCAAGGATGGACCATATCCCCTGATGAGCGCGGCAATAGCAGCAGGACTATACCACCCTAGATGCAGAGACAGCCACACTACCTATTTTCCAGAACTGGAGGATTTGGATAATGAATACAGTAAAAAGGACATAGAAGATATCGAAGAACAGAACAGGAAAGAAGCAAGACAGCAATATGCAGAGAGACAGGAGAAAAAATTCCATAGATTAGCATCATTTTCACTGGATCCGGAGAATAAAAGCAAGTACCGTGCGAAGGAAAAAGAATGGAGTCAGGAAACGGAAGACCGGTATAAAGTTCCTGATGAGGTGAAAGTGCCGAGATCGGATACTCCGCAGATCATGATCGATTTAGTGGATCAGTACACAAGAGATGAGTGCATCAAGATAGATGAACTGTCAGAATATGCATTTTCGTATGATCTTGATAATGATTTGATAATTATCAATCCGAGACATCCGCAGTATGAAGAGGAGAACTACAAGCATGTGCTGGCGCATGAAATAGCCCATAGAATTGATCATAATGAGTATGGCAGTCCCATGTATGCTGAATTCGCAGAGGCAATAAAAAATACAGAAAACAAAATATTGCAAAAAAAGGAGAAGTATCAACGGAGACTTGCTGTAAATGGTGATTTAGAGTACAATTACTTCATCAGTGATATAATGTCATGCATAACAGACAATGTGATTACAGGAGTATACAGACATGAATCACAATACATAGGTAAACTCGGATATGCGGAGTCGGAGATATTTGCGGATATATATGCTGCATTGTATCAGTCGGATGATATAACTGTAGAATTCATAAAAAGTGAATTGCCAGAGCTATATGAAGCATTTATGAAAGTGCTAAAGAGGTAATTATGTTCAAAAAAGAATTTGTTGAAAAAATGAAAAACGATGAGGAACTGCAGGAGTTGCGCAGGAAAGTATTATCCTTCTCCGAAAAAATGGGAGATGCCGCATACATCATCGGAAAAGATAAAAGCTATGAGGATTATAAAGAACGTTTGCGAAGAATGGTAAAAGAACATGAAGCCACCGGTCAGTAGATTGGTGGTATTTTTATCTCGAAAAAAGAAAATTGCACCAGTGCAACAAATAATCTGGAATCAACACGCTTCATGGCGTGTTTTTTTATGCCCAAACACGAGCAAGGCAATAAACTGCAGCGTGACCGGAGACACCGAAGACAATGGATCGCAGTAAGGGTGACACCCTCAAAATGGAAAGGAGCACGTTATGTTTTACAAGACAGTAAGAAGATTCTTAGACCCCGATGGAAGCCAGGGCGGAGCACCGGCAGGAGAACAGACTGATCAGCAGTCACAGCAGAATGCAACACCGCAGATTGACTATGGGAAAATCCAGCAGATGTTGGATGGAACGCTTGCGGCAAAAGAGGATACGGCATTGAAAGCCTATTTCAAGCAGCAGGGACTTTCCCAACAGGAGGTGGAACAGGCTATAGCAACCTTCAAGGAACAGAAGGCGGCAAATCAGCCGAATGTGGAAGCATTGCAACAGCAGGCTGCAACCGCAGCAGCTGAGGCAAGACAGGCACAGATCCAGCAGGCAGCGACGATGGCAGCAGTCGGACTGGGAATCAGCGTAACATCCATTCCCTATGTACTGAAGATGGCAGATTTCAGCCAGACAGTAGGACAGGATGGAAAGATCAGCAATGAGAAACTTACGGAAGCCCTGAATAAGGTGCTAGAGGATATTCCTGCATTAAAGCCGCAGGAGACAGATACTACAGGTTTCCTTCATGTAGGGACAGGCGGAGATCCTTCGCAGCATACACAGCAGGCAACCGTACAACAGCAACAGACACCGACCAAAAGATGGAATCGGTGGAACTAAGGAAAGGAAGGTATAAGATATGCCTAATTTAAACTATGCACAGCAGTGGAGTCCTGAACTCCTGCAGATTCTGATGCAGGGAGCGTTAACCTCTCCCTTCATTACATCTAATGTAAGATGGCTGGATGCGAAGACATTCCACTTTACACAGATGAGCACCACTGGTTATAAGAATCACAAGAGAACCGGTGGTTGGAACATGGGATCCTTCGATCAGACAGATGTTCCGTTTACAGTAACCCATGACAGAGACGTTCAGTTCCTGGTAGACAAGGCAGATGTGGATGAGACCAACGCAACTGCATCCATGCAGAATATCTCCAGAACCTTCGAACAGACTCAGGTAGTGCCTGAGACAGATGCCCTGTTCTTCTCCCGTGTGGCACAGGTGGCACAGAAGACGGAGGGATATCACAGCCAGACCGCTATTTCTGCTTATACCAAGGCAAAGGTATTCGGAATGCTGAAGGACATCCTTGCGAAAGGAAAGTTGAGACGGTACAAGGCAAATGGTAGCCTGCTCACGTATGTGGCCAGTCCTATTATGGATGCACTGGAGCAGTCCACTGAGTTTACCCGTAAAATTGAACTTACACAGATCGCTGAGGGTGGTATCGGCATCGAGACCAGAGTAACGGAAATCGATGGTGTACCCATCATGGAAGTTATCGACGATGAGCGTTTCTATGATGCTTTCGACTGGGAGCCTACTGAGGGCGGATTTGCTCCGCTGAAAAAGGTGGCCGAGGACACCAGTAACCACGTTGCTGCTGTAACCGGAGCTCATAAAATCAATGTACTGGTGGCATGCGGACAGACATGTAAGACGGTTCCTAAGATTGCTTCTATCTATTATTTCAATCCCGGAACACATACAGAAGGAGACGGATACCTGTACCAGAATAGATCTCTGTCTGATACCTTTGTGTTCCCCAATGGACGTGACGGCAAGGTGGATAGCGTCTATGTAGATGTGGATACCATGGAGTACACCGGGGAGTAAGGAGGGCATATGTCCTATAAACCTTATGTAAGAAAAGAAGAGTACACAGAGATCTATAATGGCAGCGTGATTCCTGACGGAGAGCTTGAAAGAGCACTTCGTCAGGCCTGCCGGCATATTGACAGTCTGACATTTAACCGGATTGTGGCAGCAGGATTCGATCATCTGACAGCTTTTCAGCAGGAGACCATCAAAGAGGTTGTCTGCATGCAGGCAGATTTCGAATATGAAAATGCAGATGAAATCAATACGATTTTATCCAGCTATAGCATTAATGGAGTATCCGCACAGTTCGGAAGTTCCTGGAATGTTTTCATGGAAAAAGGTATTGCCATGAAGCGGGATGTGTATTCGTTACTGACTCAGACAGGCCTGTGTTGCAGAATTGCGAGGTGATCCTATGAAATATCCATGTTTGGTGCCTAAAAGATTATGTAAGACAGATATCTCTGTTGCGATAGATCAAGAAGGACTGAACGAATACGGGGAGCCATTGAAGCCAGTGGAGTATTACGGACAATGTAACTATCAGGACAAGGCAAAAACTGTGCTGACCACGGAGAAGAAACTGATAGAGATCACCGGAACAGCATTGTTTCCCGGAGATATTTGTCCTGATCTTCCGGTCATATCCGGAGGCAGTGCTGTGATATTTGGGGGTAAGCGCAGGATTCTTGAGGGTCGTAAGGCGAGAAACCCGGATGGAACAGTCAACTATACGGAGGTGATGCTGATATGATCAGTGTAAATTCCACAGTAAAGCTGAATTTTCCGAAGATCCAACAGCTGACGAAAGCACAGGTGATGGCTTTAGAGCAGACTGCGGAGGCATTACATACCAATGTAGTGCAGGCACAGGTGTTCCCAAGGGATACCGGCAATCTGCAAAACGAGAGCACTTTTGTTGATTATTCGGAGAGCAGCCAGGGAAAAGTCAGTATCATATCCAGCACACCCTATGCAAGACGGCTTTATTTCCACCCGGAATATCATTTCCAGAAGACGGAGAACCCGAATGCAAGAGGCGAATGGTATGAGGACTGGATCTCTGGGAAAAAATCAGAGTACTGCCAGAAAGCATACAAACAAATATACAGGAGGATTGCCGGATTATGATGTTATCGGATGTGCGGGATTATGTGGAATCCCTTGAACTGGCAGACCATGTATATATGGGAAGCCTGCCGGACAAGCAGGAGAAGTCCATCGGTGTTTATAACAGCAAACATCAGCAGGAGTATAAGACAGCATTAGGAGGACCACAGCTTGCATCTTACGGGACAAAATATGTCACCCTGTTGATTCACTGGAATAATTCGCCGAGAGAATCAGAAAAGGCAGCCATGACAGCATTTGATGCGGTGAAGGCTGCAAGAAATGTAACGGTCAACGATCAGTTGATAAAATTTATACAGCCTCTTTATGAACCACAGGATGTCGGAAAAGATGATGCCGGTATCTGCGAATGGGTCATAGAGATGGCTGTTATTTATGAGAAAGGAAAAGGTGAAAAAGAATGAGCACACCTATTACAGGAGTATATCCATGCTATGAAAACCAGTTCCAGATCAATGCGGCAGCAAGCGGTGTAGAAAAGAAAATGGTTGATATTGCGGACTGCGATACATTCAGTGTATCTTTCGATAATGGAGTAGAGGAATGGCATCCGTTTACAGAAAAAGGATGGGTGAGACGCCTGCTTACCAGTAAGGGAGTTACCATATCCGTAACTGCGAAACGTAACGTAGGAGATGCCGGTAATGATGCTGTAGCAGCACTTGCGTGGGTAAACGGCCGCTCTGCAGAGAAAGATGTCCAGTGGACATTCCCCGACGGAACCGTGGTGCTGTTTGCCGGAGCAGTCGTGAACGTAAAGAACATTGGAGCAGGAGACTCTACAGCTGTGGCACCGTTGGAATTCGATATTATGAGCAATGGAAAACCTGAGATTACTCCCGCAGCATAAAAACAGGAGGCTATTATGGCAAAGAAAATCGTAGATATTACAGAAAAGCTGAGTTTTGACGAGAACCCGGTATTGAAGATTAAGGATGTTACCGTAGAAGTAAATTCCGATGCAGCCACTGTGCTGAAGATCATGGGTATTTTTTCGAAGGGTACATCAGCTAAAGAAGTGTTGGCGGTATATGAACTGATTTTTAATGAGAAGGATCGGAAAAAGATCGATAAACTGAATCTCCAGTTCAAGGATTTCCAGACAATCATCATGGCAGCAGTAGACATGATCACGGGAGACGAAGAGCCGGGAGAGCAGTGACCCGTACTATGATCTGATCGGAGATTACAGTCTGATCGTATCATCCTTCCAGGCGCAGTACGGGATTCGGCTGTCAAAAGAAATTGATACCATGAAGTGGGATGAGTTTAGGGATCTTCTTATTGGAATCGGACCGGAGACACCGCTGGGACGGATCGTAGCAATCAGGGCCGAGGAGGATAAGGATATTTTAGACCATTTTACTCCGGAACAACATAGAATCAGGAATGAATGGCGTGCAAACAGAGCAAAAAAGGTAGCACCTGATAATATGGCAGCAGTACTTGATCAACTGAAGAATGCGTTCATTTCTCTGGCAGGGGGCGATATACATTGAAAAAGTAGATAAGAAAAAAGTAGTGTGTCCTTACTGTGGGCATCCGGTGAATGCAATGCAGACGGAAGATGCACATTGCAGGGGAATTTATTTCCGATGTAAAAATAAGGACTGTAAAAAGATTTTTGAGTTGAAGTTATAAGACGCTGTGCCGATGTGCCTGTCTTAGAAGGCAGGCTGGTTATGAGTGAAGCTACAAGCGTTGGACAGATCGGATTAGATCTGGTCGTAAATAAAAAGGACTTTAATAAGCAGATGAGCGGCA